GGAAAATCGACCATAATCCGTTACGTTTGTATCGCGACACGAATAAAATCGCTGGGGGTAATAGTACGGAATCTCCGCCTCTATTACAGGATTGTTGCGCACATCAACTACATGAGTAGCGCACCAAGTATGTGGATATTGATCGTTGTTGAATTGAGCTTCAACATTGTACTGACTATCAGTCCAACCGACTCCACTGGAAATTTGCTCAGAAAAACCAAGACCCTCTCCTTCTTTAGTAATGGACATAGAAGAAGGAAGATTCGAATTTCCTACTAAATGATATTTCCACCTAATACCGCCACGACGGGCAGCAAAAGCAGGCAGTAAGTAATTCAATAAAGTAGTCTTGACGTAGTTCCACCCTTGCGGAGCGCTACTATCGTCAATACCCGAATCAAGGGCTCCGCCGACATTACCCGCATAAAGAGGTATATCGGGCAATTGATAACGTAAAACAAGATAACCAGCGGAGCCAGTATATTTTGGTTGCCACGCACGAGAAAACTCGTAACGTTTTAAGCACTGGCGAAAGGAAGTAACCGGATCCCCGAAGAAAACATCCAAAGTATGATCTGTTAAAGGCAATTTTGAAGCCAAAAGATCTGAACTCTGGACAATAGTCGGTTCGGATTCGGTGGTAGTATCAACAGGGTCAGCAGAGTCTCCCATCTGAGGATGGAATGGTCTAGCCAACCCTCCAACACCAGAAAATATTCCAGGAGACCAAGAAAGTGCATCTAAATGAGAACACTGAGGTACGCAAACCTCAAAGTCGTCAGAAGTGGAAACAAAAACATTGATTTGGATTGATGGAGAAACATCGTTAGATGTAGTCAGTTCATTAACGACAATAACAGAAAATAGACCATTAGCATCAACATTAGGTGCAGGGGTAGTGAGTAAAGCTCCAGTTATACCGGCTGGATGAAAAGCCGTAGCCTGAAGAAGGCTAGGAACTGAAAGCCAAGAAGTCTTCTGACCCCAACCAAATTCCAACGTAAAATCACGTTCACCTGCCAAATCGCAGACATGAATGTAATTCACATTGTATTCACCAACTGATGCCGAAGACAATAGATAAGGGTCATACACTATTTTAATCCTCCCTTTGTGAAATGCAGAAGCTACTACTTGAAATCGAAACTTCATAGTACCACGCCAATAGGCAAATGGATTAGTAGCAAAAGCACAAGGCGTGAGATGTATCTCCCGGGATAAACCAGTAGAATACATATCAAATGAAGTGGGAGTGACATATTTAGAATACAACACAGTATCAATAGAATTACTGCCAGACCACCCAAATGCGGTCAGAAAAGATTCACGCTGAGACAATGATAAAATTGACATCTCATCAGCGGATTCTAATCCAACTACACGGGGATCGACAGTTACTTCTTGTTTACAGTCTAATGTGAGCTTAGTTGCATTGTCCGGAGTATTAGTATTAGCCAACACACCTACAAATTCTGGTTTAAACGTCTGTGAAGGTTCCTCCACAGTAGGACGAGAATAACCGAAAATAGATGCGATTGAACCTGTTGCACTTGCAGCCATTTGAGTGGCCTTAGCATATGGTCCAATACGAGGTATGTGGGATAAAGCACCGGCTGCTCTAGCAAGCGTAAACGCCGGCTTAGAAACAGGACCAGTACCATACTCATCACCAGACTGTGGAACCAAAGCACCACTTTCTGTTGAGGTTGGAATGGAAAGAGTAACATCAGTAGCCCAAGCGAATACGGAAACAGTAATAGGTCCAGTACCGCCATTGGCATGCTGTAATGTTGCAAGGTCTTTGAAAATTAGGACACCCATCTGAGAAAAGTCCGCAAGAGGAATGCTTATAGCATTTTGCGGACAAAAGAAAGGTAAACCTAATTCTCCCCCTTGTGAGGTAGTTGGATCAAGATAGATATGAGGTAATTGAGACATTTGAATCAAATCTTGAGTAACAAGAGCTCTGGGGAGAGGAGATCCAAAGATTTCAGAGGGACGAGGCAAATAAGCAGCAATTGTCCTACCAAAATAAAAACCATTTCCATTTAAAACCATTTTCACATGTAACTTGGAGCGCAATAAATTATAGTTATTGATACGATTGATAACGCGAGGGTTTTGATAAAATAAAGACCATGGATCGATATATTCATACACAGGGACTCCAGGAGTCCAAGTAAAAGTATGAATACGAACTGGTCTAGCAAAAAACTCTGCAAGCGTAGCATCAGTCTTATCAGCAACAGTAAATGTGGCATCGGGGGTACTGGGTACTTTATACACCCAGTCAGCAGTTTGATCATTAAAATTTACATTTTGTTCTAGGTGTTGATCAACACCTTTTGATATAGACATATTCATAGTAAGTGAAAATTAAGACATTATATACACACTTATTTATATAATGAATAAATTGTTTTTTGTACAGACTATGTACTCCCCTAAAAAGGGGTTCCACACAAGGGTGGAGTCTAAAAATATAAAGCAAGTTAAAATATATACAACAATATAAAATAATATAAAACAGGTAACCAATTATACAATGACGAGATATGCGAATACCGGATCGTCGACCGGCAGAGGGATAAGTTTTATGACATTCCAAGTCAGAGGGAGGTTTATTTAGGAATACCTCCAAAACCTGGAACATAATGCTCCTTCCACACAATCAACCGATCCTCGAAAGATAATTCGAGATCAGGACATAATGGACGGAGATT